CAGCTTAATTCAGAGGGAGGTAAGCTGAAGGTGCAAGCACTTGACCTGGTGCACGAGATTCACACCACGGAGCTACGCTCCTATCGAGGCTGCCGTCGACGCTGGAACTGGGCATTCGGAGAAGACCTGCAGCCGGCGCGCACTGCCGTACCTCTCGAGTTCGGTATAGCCTACCACTACGCTATGGAGAAGATGTACAACCCCGAGACATGGGGCTCTCCGCGTACGCTGATCGCCCAGTTCGCCGAAGCTGCCTTCTACGATGCCTGTTCGGCTCAGCGGAAGAAGTTCAACGCCGAGAACGAACGTGGCATGAGTGACGACGAGGAACGCAACTACGACGAACTGCTAGCACTTGGCCGGGGCATGATTCACTGGTACGTGATGAATCACCTACCACTCGACCAGTACACACCAGTCTTCGTCGAAGAGAAGTTCCAGGTTCCAGTCCTCGATGAGGACGGCAAGCCACTACTGTGCACGTGCGACAAGTGCTGGGACAAGTACAGAATGTCAATAGCGCACTGGGAAGGTGGCCGCTGGCTTGATCGACTCGACTGGGACGGTCTTCCTGTCGTCTACGAAGGTCGAGTCGACGCCATCGTACGTGACAAGTTCGGTAACTACTGGATTCTGGACTGGAAGACTACAGCTCGGATGATGAACGAGGATGCAGACATTGTCCTCGAGCTGGATGACCAGATCAGTGGGTACATTTGGGCACTCAGGAAAAAGCTGGGTCTAGCGATACGAGGCTTCATCTACGTCGAGCTCAAGAAGGGCTTTCCTAAGCCCCCCGACGAGATGAAGGTCGTACGCCTAGGCAGGTCGTTCTCGGTCAGCAAGAACCTAGACGTTGATACGGACACCTATATACGCACAGTTTCCAGCCGTGACGCAGGCGCATACAAGGCAGGTCTCTACGACGAGTTCATCGCCTACCTGCGAGCTGAGGGTCCACGCTTCATCAAGCATCACACAGTTCGTCGTACGGGCATCCAGCTGAACAACTTCGCAGATGACCTTCTCGCCCAAGCACGTGAGATGATAAGCCCCACTACGGCTATTTACCCGTCACCTGGGCGCTTCTCCTGTGGTTTCTGTGCATACAGGGAACCGTGCCTGGACAAGAACCAAGGTGGCGACTACCAATACGCACTTGAAACAATGTACCAAATCAAACCAAGATACTACGTACTCAAAGAAGCAACAACCGATCACGCAGGAGTAGGACAATGACAAGCGAAGCATCGGAGACGATGGCAGGTGTTGAGGACGACTTCCAGTTCACGAAGGACTCGGAACGTGTTGCTGAACAACACGAAGCTGACCTCAGTATCGCTGGTGCCAAGGTTCAGGAGTCCGACAACGAGGCTGCAGCCGCGGTAGAGTCACTCGAACGGGAGACACAAGCCGCACTGACGGAGACGAGGAAGCAGCAGTTGTCTGAAACACCTACGCCGAGGAGGATGTTCGCAGGCATCCCGATCGCAACACCCGGCCACGTCATTCCGTTCGTCAACAACATGATCTACGGACTGCCTGGCTCGGGCAAGACTCACCTCGCAGGTACGGCAGTCCGCTCTAAGCACCTCGCTCCGCTGCTCTACATCAACGCCGAGGCAGGGTCTTCGACGCTGATCAAGCTGTCGATCGAGGAGAACATCCAGATCATCCCCGACCCCGCAGCGCAGGGATCGATCACGTGGGCACAGTTCGTCCAGGTCTACGACGAGCTCGACCGACAGTGCTACAACAGCCAGGACAAGCCCGACTTCCAGACGGCCGTCATCGACACTGGCACAGAGCTGCAGAAGATCAACATGGACTCGGTCATGGCCCGCACGCTCTCGGCGCATCCGGACCGTGACCCCGACGTGCCCGGCCTCCACGACTGGGGCGCGTCGACCAACGCGATGAGGAAGTACCTTCGGCTATACCGAGATCTGCCGATGAACTTCATCTTCCTCTGCCACGAGCAGACCGAGCGGGACAACAAGGGCGTTATGTGGAAGCGTCCTGACCTGCCCGGGAAGCTGACCAATCAGGTCGCCGGCCTGTTTGATCAGGTAATGTACCTCTACACGAAGGAGGGTGATAAGGGCGACGAGACTCGCCCGACCGAAATCCGGCGTATGTTGCTGACCGGCGCACTCGAGGGCTACGTGACCAAAGACAGGTCAGGTAACCTCCCGCTCGTAGTCGTCGAGCCCAACATGAACGACATCTTCGAACTCATACACAAGTAGAGACAAGGTACAAGGTAATGGCAATCAAGGTCAACGTCAGCGAGCAGGAAGACAGGTCTGGTGAGTTCGTCCCGCTGCCTTCGGGCAACTACCACTGCGTCATCACCGAGGTGGAGCAGGCGGCGTCGCAGTCGGATGCCAACCCCGGCAAGCCGCTTCTCAAGTTCCGTGCGGTCGTGCAGGACGGCGAGTACGCCGACAAGCTCATGACCTGGACCGCGTGCTGCTGGAGCGGCGCGCTGTACACGATCGTCGGTGTCCTCAAGGCGCTCGGCGAGTACGAGAACGCCATGAAGGGCGGCAGCCTCGACATCCCCGACGCACCGGAGTTCTACATCACCCGGCACCTGATGGTCCGTCGCGGCGTGAACAAGAAGGCCAAGGAGAAGGACCCGGACGACGACCCGATGAACTGGATCGAAGTCCGCGGGTTCGCGCCGTGGAAGGAAGGCGAGACCTCCGCGCCTAAGGGCACGCTCGGCAAGGCCGCCAAGGCGACATCCGTTCTGCCGTAACACCGCAAGACGTGAGGCCTGGTCGACTGCGACGGCCAGGCCTCACCCTACTGACTGGGGCATCGTATGCCGGGATTGGATGAGGTATTTGCGACAGCGTACGGAGACACAACTGGATACATGTGTGTTGCCACCAGACACCCTGAAGGTCGGTTTCAGGAGGCGTTCTATGAGTACCCAGGCGAAGTTGAAAAGGCCGTCGTAATCCTTCGTTCCAAGGTCCTAACCGAGAACATCTACTTCTGCCCTCAAATTCTGAAGGAGCGGAAACGTGTCAAGACTAACGTTGAACGAGTGGCTTGTATATGGGCTGACCTTGACGAATGTCATCCGCGCCATATGCTCATCCAGCCTACCATCTCGTATGAGACCTCCCCCGGTCGCTATCAAGCGATTTGGGCTTTGGATAGCGCTGTCGATGCTGAGGATGCTGAAGAGGTATCCCGACGTATCGCATACTATCACGTCGACCAAGGTTCTGATCGAAGTGGATGGGACCTCACACAGCTTCTACGGATACCTGGTACTAGAAACTTCAAGTATGGGCTGGGTACCAGCGCTCCTAAAGTCCTCATCCTGGGATGGAATGATAACGTATACCCCCTTGAGGAGTTCCGCAGTCATTACCCTCAGGCCGCCGGATTCGAATACCTAGACATACCGTTTCCTGACTTCGTATACGAAGAGGGAGAGAAGATCCTTGAAAGATACCGGCACAAGATCAACGGGGCCGCGTTCACGCTCTTCCACAGGGAACCGGAGACAGACCGTTCGTCCGCCCTCTTCCGACTCGAAATGTACTGCTTGGAGGCCCAGCTTCACCTGGACGAAGTTTACCAGGTCTGCCGTGATGCTGCCTGCAATAAGTTCGGAGCCCACGACATACGACTTTGGAAGGACGTATGCAGGGCGTCGGCTCGTCATAAGGAACAGGCGAAACAAGCAACTGCTCCTCCTGGATCTGAGATGGCGCTCGTCACAGCAGACGAGAAAGCCGTCATAGATGCAAGTCCTTCCTTCATAGAAAGGTACATCGCGTGGGCGAGACAAGTGGGGGATGCGGCTGTCCAGTATCACGAGGCTGGCGCATTCATTCTCTTGTCGAGCTTCCTGGCTGGGTCCGTCCGACTACCTACACGGTATGGGTCTATATCACCGAACCTATGGTTCATGATTCTAGCAGACACAACGTTGACACGGAAGTCGACAGCGATGGATCTAGCAGTGGACCTGATGCTGGAGATCGACGATTCTTTGTTGCTGGCGACGGATGGATCGATCGAAGGGTTTATGCAGAACCTGTCGACGAGACCGGGACAGGTAAGCCTTTTCCTCCGCGATGAGTTCACAGGCTTTATGGACCAGATGTCACATAAGGACTACATGTCAGGATTCAAGGAGTTCCTGACCAAGCTGTACGACGGTAGGACACAGAAGCGTCTTCTCCGGAAGGAAGAGGTTACGATTCGAGATCCTCGCCTGATACTGTTCGCTGGAGGCATTCGTTCCAAGATGCAGCGAATTGTAACGCACGAGGACATTGAGTCAGGCTTCATGCCACGCTTTGTGTTCATTACGGCAGACTCAGATCCATCGCGCGTTAGGCCGCTAGGGCCACCAGAAGAGACAACTGACAACGGTAGGGCAGAGATCCTTTCAGAGCTACGTCAAATAGCAGCTGCGCATCGTAAGACCCAGCCTATCCTGTTCGGTGGCAAGGTTGTAGGTGAACGTCCAGCTGTCACAGATGCAGCACTGACAGGACCTGCTTGGGACCGATACAACATAGTCGAACAGACACTCACGCAACTCGGAGTCGATGCAGGCGAAGAGCTTCGTGACATCATGGTGCCTATGTATGTTCGACTTGCAGTCAGTATCTTGAAGGCGGCTATCCTACTTGCCGCTTCAAGATGCCTCGAAGGCCCTGTGGTTGTTGACGAAGTCGACATCATCCGCGCAGCCGCTTATGGAGATGTATGGAGGCGCTATGCACAAGACATAATCATGAACGTCGGCCGTGGACCGATCGAACACAAGATCCAACTCGTGTACCGTGCAATACAGGCAAAGACTTCGTTCCCACGGTCGAGACTGATGCAGTCGTACCATCTGACAGCACGTGAGATGGACGACATCGAGAAGACACTAGTCAACAGAGGACAGATTGTCCGAGTTGGTGGTGAAGGCAGATCTGTTACGTACAACGACCTGGCAGGAAAGGTAGAGGACAAGGAATGAAGCTCGACGGAGTAGCAATTGTCAGTGGCGGCCTCGACAGCGTTACGATGCTGCACCACCTGCGTGAGACGGGAGCACGCCCGCAAGTGCTCTCGTTCGACTATAACCAGAAGCATGTCAAGGAGCTCAACTTCGCCATGCTCGCAGCCGAGCGGCTAGAGCTTCCCTGGTCGCTTATCGACCTAAGCAGCGTCGGTGAACTCCTAGCCAGCGCGAGCTCGTCGCTCGTCAACGACAAAGTCGCGGTGCCTGAAGGACATTACGCCGACGACACGATGAAGGCTACGGTCGTACCGAACCGCAACATGATCATGGCTTCCATCGCCGCCGGTATCTGCATCGCGCAGGATGGCTACTGGGTCGCAGCTGGTCCGCACAACGGCGACGCGGCCATCTACCCCGACTGTCGTCCGGTCTTCTGGCACTCCCTCGAGGACAGCATTCGGATAGCGAACAAGGGCTTCCTCCCCCACGGCTGGCACTTCGAGCTTCCCTTCATCTACTGGAGCAAGAACGACATCGCGCTCGAGGCCAAGCGGCTCAAGGTTCCCGTCGAGCTGACCTGGTCCTGTTACAAGGGCGGCGACAAGCACTGCGGACGCTGCGGCACCTGCGTCGAGCGCCTCGAGGCCATGAGCCACGCAGGCATCGACGACCCGACCGAGTACGAAGACACCGAGTTCTGGAAGGTACAGGTGAACGCATGAGCGACATGATGGGGTCTGCACAGACCATCAAGGTTCGACACAACTTCGAGGCTGCGCATCGCCTCTTCGAGACACCAGGCAAGTGTCAACGCATTCACGGTCACTCGTTCCAGGTCGAGCTCGAACTCGGAGGACACGTCAATCCGCAAGGCTTTCTCGCCGGACTCGACTTCAGCTCGGTGAAGGCAGGCTTCCGTACCTACCTGGACGCCGAGTACGACCACTGCCTTCTGCTCAACGCACAGGACCCCTGGGCTGGCCTCTTCGGAGTAGAGAAGCAGGACGACAGGCTTCCCGGTCTACAGACGATGTCCGTCGATCCGACGACGGAGAACCTTGCTGCCAGGATTGGCCTCTGGGCACAAGGTACGTTCGCCAGCTACGGCGTCCAGACGTTCGGCGTGACCGTCTGGGAAACGAACGTCAACTGCGCGACCTGGTGGAACCGTGCTTAGACTCCTGGAGCACTACACGTCTACCCAAGGCGAAGGGCCCCGCGTCGGTGTCCTCACCCAGTTCGTCAGGTTCGCCGGCTGCAACCTGAAGTGTCCCAAGTGGCCTTGCGATAGCCAGTTCGCCATCGACCCGGCTCAGTACAGGGCCGAACAAACGATGGTCTCTCCTGACGAGCTCGCCTCGCGCGTACGGACCGTCGAGGCCGTCGACGGCTCCAGGAACATCTGCTTCACAGGTGGCGAGCCGTTCCTGCAGAAGAACGAGGACCTTGTCGCGCTGGTGAGAGAACTCTCCTACCAAGGCTTCAGGTTCGAAGTCTTCACCAACGGTACGTTCCTCATTCCTGCTTCCATTCTCGACATGAGCGTAGCTCCTGTGCTCGACTGGAAGCTCCCTGGCTCTGGCGAGACTAGCGCGAACGCGAATAGAATCAGGAACGTCGAGATCATGAAGGGGCGCCACCTGGGCTCGATCAAGTTCACCGTTGTGGACAAGGACGACTTCGAACTGGCTCGAGCGCTCTGGCTAGACTTCCTACAGGACGGGACGCTCGAGACCTTCGTCGGCCCTGTCTGGAACAAGGTCGAACCCCAACAAGTCGTCGACTGGATCAGGGAGTACCGACTCCCGTGGCGACTCAACATCCAGGCACACAACTACATCTACGGCGCGCAGACGAGGGGAACATGAAGAAGTTCGACGGCAAGGCTGCTCAAGTAGTGTGGGCGCAGGGACTACTCGAAGCAGTCGTAGGACTGAACGTCAACATCGAGCACATGCAGCGAACACCTGAACGGTTCGTGCAGATGCTTACGGAGATGACAACTCCTATACCGTTCAACTTCACGACGTTCCCAGCAACGAGTCGCGACATGATCGTAGTCAAGCAGATCCCGGTCGTGTCACTGTGCGCTCATCACGTCGTGCCCTACCGTGGCGTCGCCTTCGTCGGCTACATCCCCCGCGACATGATCGTTGGCCTGAGCAAGATACCACGACTCGTACGCAACTGCGCAGCCAAGCTCTCCGTACAGGAGGAGCTCACAACTGACATCGCCAACCAGCTAGAGCATAACCTGGAGACAGACGATGTCGCAGTGGTCATGGAGTGCGAGCATCTCTGCATGACCATCAGGGGCGTACAGGCCCCAGGCACTACTACCTACACAGCAGTCATGCGCGGGGTGTTTGGTCAACACGAACGAACCGCGAAGGACGAATTCCTGAGGGCGATAGGACGATGAACGATCCCGGTTATACAGACGAGTTCATGGAGAAGGTCAGTGCAGCAGGCAAGGACTGGGAGTGGCCTGCGCGTGGCCAAGACTACAGCCACGGTCTGATGCAGCTACTACCTGCCAACTTCCTGAAGAACTTCATCACGCTGTCCAACATCATCAGGGAATGCGGCGAGGACTCAATCGCCTGGTTCCCTGACACCGCCGACGACCTGTTCTACCAGATCGCCTGTGTCTCAGGTGAAGCTGGCGAGCTCATCAACGAGGCCAAGAAGTCACGGCGCGGCACGCACACCTTCGAAGAGCAGAAGACCAAGATCGAGGAGGAGTCGATCGACGTCCTCATCTACCTGGCCAACATCTGGTACATCCTCGGCACCAACGTCACGGAGGTCTACAATGCCAAGCGAGCAGCCAACCTCGAGCGCTTCGGGCCAGGATCTGACCGCGTTGATCCAGCAGGCGAGTGACGAACTCGACACGACCTGCGTCGAGCGTCATCTACGTGGCCAGGAGAAGTACGGCGAGGTCCCCTTCCTCGAAAACGACACGGTCGAGATGGCGATGGAGGAAGTCGCCGACCTCATGAACTACATGCGCTACACCTGGATCAAGCTCTGGCTTCTGCGACGATCCATTCACAAGGTCGTCGAGAAGCACCCCGCTGCTGACTCGCAGGGATTCATTCCACTCAAGGAGATGTAGTCATGATCGATCAGTCCATCCTCGCCAGGCACCCGAGGAACGTTCAGGACGTAGTTCGGTTCCTCGACTCATCACACCTGGCTGATGCACGGCTCCGCTTCACCGTTCAGAAGTTCGAGACCCTCGCGGCTGAGCTCCTACTCGACATGAACACGTCGGCCGACCTCGTCCTGACCCTACGCGCTCTCGTCGTAGCCAAGAACCTCGCCATGCAAGCCAAGATCCTCGACATCGAGGACAACGGCGACAACGTACAGACTCAGTCAGGACTATGACATCCTCACCCCTTCCGTTCTTCCACAAGTATACAGTGCACTGCCCGGACTGCGGGTGGCGAAGGTTCCGGCGTCGGAAGGTACTTACAAAGTATAGACGCCACTGGCATAGGAGACACAATGCAAGTCGCACTTATTCCCCCGACAAGTATGCTCTACATGGTCGCCAAGCACCCATTGCATATGGTGATCCCGGAGGGCCTGAAACAGTCAGCATACGCGAACTTCTACAGGCTCATGAGCTTGCAGGCGACGAGTACCCTGATGTTGGACAACGGCGCCTACGAAGCCGAAGGTCCACAGGGTCCGCTGAGCGATGACCAACTCTGCTCGATGATCTTCGAGTACGGCATCGACAAGTTCGTGCTGCCAGACTTCCTCGGGAACTCGCGCAAGTCGGTCGACGCTGCTGAGCGCTTCCTTCACGTCTGGAACATGCACCAGCAGTCGATCGGTGCCAAGCACCACCCGATCAACTTCATCGCTGCTGTGCAAGGTGCCGATGAACACGAGCTGGAGGCGTGCATCGAGTACTACTGTCAGCTCGAAGAGGACTTCGAGATCCCTCTCACCTTCGGACTACCTCGATGGATAGCCGATGAGATGGGCAGGCATACTCGACTCGAGTTGGCCGACTGGATCGCCAGCCACGAACCGCACCCAATTCATCTGCTGGGCATAGCCTCTGACTGGCCAAACGAGATCCAGTATCACGGCGATCTGGTCACCAGCATCGACACCTCGGCTCCGTTCTCTTGGGCAGCAGCAGGACTACGGCTCAGCATCAACGACCGACCAGCAGCGCGACCCGCGAACTACTTCAGCCTCGACGCCCGTCTCGTCGATGAAGAGCTGGCCAGAAGGAACATCGAGACCCTATGGGGGTGGGCCAATGGCCAGGAAGCACCCAGCCGCTCTGTGTGAGGAATGTGATCTGTATGACATCGGCCGATTCGTTCCTTCGGAGGGACCTGAAAAGGCTAGCCTGTGTATACTTGGGGAGGCTCCAGGAGCGAACGAGGCACGCCTCGGACGTCCTTTTGTGGGGGTCTCCGGTAAGCTCCTCGACAAGATCATGGAGCACTACCACATCGACAGGGCCACCACCCTACTCACGAATGCTTGCCTCTGCAGGCCTCCCGACAATGCCACGCCCTCCCAGACAGCGATACGTAGCTGTAGGCCCCGTCTGCTACAGGAGCTCCGCGACCGTGACGTGGAAACAGTTGTGGCTATGGGTAACTCCGCGGCCGGAACGCTGCTGGGAACTTCGAGCGGTATCACGAAGCTACGCGTCGGCCCTCCAAGGCAAGTCGAAGAGCTTGGAATTCAAGTCATACCAACCCTTCATCCAGCGGCCTGTCTACGACCGAAAGGGGATGCTTTCTTCCCATCCATAGTCAATGACTTCGGCAAGCTGTTCAGGCCCACTGATGACTGGACCGAGCCTCTCTTCGTTGTCATTGACGATGTAGAGACGGCTCTCAAGGCAGTCGACGAGCTGCCACTAACTCCAATCACAGTCGACATCGAGACTGACGTAGACAAGGATGTGGCATTCGAACATGCGTCGCGTTACAAGCTCCTATGTATCGGAGTGGGTTACGCTCCCGGCAAAGTCGTGGTCTTCGGCGAAACGGTATGTAACGATATTCGTTTCATGTCACGTCTGGGGCAATACCTACGCTCTCACAACCGCATCATTGCACAGAATGGAAAGTTCGACCTTGGTGGGCTGTTCCATCGCCTGGGCTCAATCCGCCTCTGGTTCGACACGATGCTGGCTTCATACTGTCTCGATGAGCGACGAGGAATTCACGGCCTCAAGTATCTCGCCGTGGAGCTCCTAGGCGCACCCCGCTACGACGACGAGATCAAGCAGTACCTATCACCGAAGGTGGGCTATGGCGCAATTCCCCGACCTATCCTTTACCGTTACAACGCCTACGACTGCGCTGCTACGTACGCGCTATGGCAACTATTCACCACTCTCATGGAGAAGGAGCCTGGGCTCCGTGCACTGCACGACTTCCTGGTTCGAGCCTCCAACGAACTCCTGTACCCCGAGCTCAACGGAATTGGAGTCGACAAGCCATACAACGCCGAACTCGAAGAGTTCTATGTTCGTCGCCTTGCCGTCCTACGACGAGATATGCAAATCACGTCTGGTCGACCTGCCTTCAACCCCAACTCGCCCAAGCAGATCGTAGAGGTACTGGAAGAAGTATTCCACATCAGAGTGCCACGCAAGCGCAACCAGAAGGGCGAGATGACGAAGTGCACTGACAAGGAGGTCATCGCCTACCTGATGGAGAAGTGCGAACCGTGGGGCGAGTACTACGACTTCCTTGCCTGCCTTGCAGAGCATCGACTGGACGCCAAGTCGTACGGCACATACGTCAAGGGCATCAAGCTTCGAATGTACAAGGGACGTGTGTTCCCCACGTACCTGCTTCACGGTACAACCACAGGGCGCTTGAGTTCCAGGAACCCGAACATCCAGAACATC